GCTATGGGCGCAGAGCAGGTTACAGCTATAGAAACAAATATTGATAGTCAAATAGCTTTAATAATTACACCAACTTCAGTTACACTTACCATTGGTGAGCCAGTACCAGCTGAATAAGTAAATAATTTGTATATTTATGCCCTTGTTTAATTAATAAAATAAAATTCAATGTCGCAAGATAATAAAATCACACAAGAAGAGTTGACTAGGGTTACAGAGCTTAACTCTAAAATGGTTCAGATTCAAGGAGAAATTGGAGCTGGAGAACTTCGTAAAGCCGACTTAGTAGCAATGTTTGCTAAAGAATCTGAGCAAATGGAAGTTATTAAAAAAGAACTAGAAGACACATACGGAAAAGTCAACATTGACCTAAAAGACGGTTCTTATGAGTTGATTCCCGAAGAAGAGAAAGAGTAAATTATTTATAATTCCTAGCATGGCAAAGATTAGCACGTACACGATAACAGTTCCAACAGAAAACGATATAATCATAGGCACAGACGTTGAGAACACCAACATAACTAAGAACTTTACGGCTCTTAGTGTAGCTAATCTTGCTGCCGCTTACACTCTTCAAAATGTCTTAACTGAAGGGAATGTTGCAACATCGAACATGACCTTAACTGGTAATCTTTCCATTACTGGAAACACCACGCTAACAGGGCCCGTTGTTGTTGCAGGCACATTGCGTGTTGACAGCGCGGGAACTCAGCCTACTGATGGGACTGACGTTGATCCCTCGGCTCAACCTATTACACCTATTGTAGGTAGTGGGAAAAGCTCTACTAGATACCTTTCTGAGCCCGACGCGTGGCTTAAGGTAAATATTGGAGGAACTGAATATGTGTTCCCTGGTTATATACCGGGATAAAATATACTTTAATGGACATTAGAAAATTATCCGTTGGCGCGGACTATAAGTCGGGCGCAATGCATTACATCGTTTCACAAGACGTCCTTGGAGGGTCTCATAAAATCCACCTTATTCAAAAGGATAAGTCTAGTGGAGACATAAAAATTTGGGTAGAAAGCAATGATGAAGTAATTCTTTGGAAGCAATTCAATGCGAATATGCCTTTTTCTATAGAGTATAACATTAATTTTTAAAGAGGCATGTCGCAAGATTTTAATAATTGGCTAGAAGAACTAGAGGAAAAAGAAGTTTCCGAAACGTGTAGTATTGATGATCCTGAGTGTGAAAATTGTGGGTCATGAAGTCTCCACATTCTTTTATTATAAAACCAGTAAAAGGAAGGCGTTATGACAATATTAAGAAAATTGGTGATGTGGATTTCATCACGAGCTCTTCAAAAGAAGACCATAAAGTATCTAATAGGTTTGCTGAAGTAATAGAAGTTCCTATCGGATACCAAGGGGACATTAAGAGTGGGGATATTCTTTTGGTTCACCATAATGTTTTTAAGTATTACAATGATATGCGGGGCCGAGAAAGGAGTAGTCATAACTTCTGGAAGGACGACATATTCTTTGTCGATTTTCATCAGTTTTTTCTATATCACAATGGTGTCGATTGGAACACCACAGGGAAGTATTGCTTTATAAAACCCTCAGAGACTAAAGACTACTATTTAAATAAGTTTACTAAGGAGGAGCCTCTTGTTGGGACGATACGTTACATTACTAAAAAGCTACAAAATATAGGGCTAAAAGAGGGTGACGAGATAGCCTACACCCCTGATAGTGAATATGAATTCACTGTAGAGGGAGAAAAGCTTTATCGAGTAAATAGTGAAAACATTTGTATATTGCTTTAATGGACATTAATGAAATTAAATTACAAATAATAAAAGCTGGAGAACAAGCTGTCCGTCAATTAATTAAAGTTGCTCAAGAAGACATTATAAAATACGACACAGAAGACGAGCTTGCTCCTGATAGATTAAAAAACGCTGCGGCGACAAAGAAGCTTGCTATTTTTGATGCTTTTGAAATATTATCTCGCATTGACGCGGAAAGACAAGCGTTAGATGCTCCTGTTGAACAAAATAAATCTAAAGGTGGGTTTGCTGAACGAAGGGCAAAGTAAGATATACGAGATTGCGCGAGACGTAATCCCAGGCTCTGTTTTTTCTAGGAAGAACAAGGCGAAGTCTTGGCTGTATGGATATGATGAGAAGTACGATATTATTGTTATATCTAAAGATGGAACAATAGGAGAGATTTATAATATAGGAGGGCTATATGTAGCCTTACCATCTCAACCTAAAAAAATATATTCTAGGAGTAAAAAAGTAGCCGATCAATACTGGCATCCTTTTGAATATCCAAAAGAGCTATCTAAGATAAAATCTATATTTTCTTGGAACGATATGCCTGCTAACTTTAAAGATAAGTGGGTGGACTCTATAGAGGCGGAGTTTGATAACAGAGACAATGGTTTCTGGTTTATGAATAATGGTATTTCAACTTATATGACTGGCTCTCACTATATGTATTTGCAGTGGACAAAGATTGACGTAGGTCTTCCGGACTTTAGAGAGGCAAATAGAATATTTTTTATTTTTTGGGAAGCTTGTAAGGCCGATGTTAGGTCTTTTGGAATGTGCTACTTAAAGATTAGACGTTCAGGTTTTTCTTTTATGGGTTCGTCAGAGACTGTAAATATTGCCACAGTGGCAAAAGATGCTAGAGTAGGAATACTCTCTAAGACTGGTGGTGATGCTAAAAAAATGTTTACAGACAAGGTGGTTCCTATCAATAGCAATCTCCCTTTCTTCTTCAAGCCGATTATGGATGGTATGGATAAGCCAAAGACTGAGCTTGCCTATCGTGTTCCCGCCTCAAAAATTACTAAAAAGAATATGACCAAAACTGAAACAGAAGATGTTGAGGGGTTGGACACTACAATCGATTGGAGAAACACATCCGACAACAGTTATGATGGAGAAAAACTACAGCTATTAATTCATGACGAGTCTGGGAAATGGATGAAGCCTGATAACATCTTAAATAATTGGCGTGTTACAAAAACTTGTTTGAGGTTGGGATCTAAGGTGATAGGTAAATGTATGATGGGTTCTACCTCTAATGCTTTAGATAAGGGTGGTGATAACTTTAAGAAGTTATACTATGACTCTGATCTTACCAAAAGGAATTCAAACGGTCAAACAAAGAGTGGGCTCTATTCTTTATTTGTTCCTATGGAATGGAATTTTGAAGGATACATAGACAGATACGGTATGCCTGTTTTGTATAGTCCTGAGTCTCCTATAAAAGGTATAGACGGAGGAAAGATTTCTATGGGCGCTATTGAGTATTGGGAGAATGAGGTTTCGTCTTTAAAGTCTGACTCTGACGCATTAAATGAGTTTTACAGACAGTTTCCACGAACCGAATCACACGCTTTTAGAGATGAGAGCAAGGCTTCAATATTTAACTTAACAAAAATATATCAGCAGATAGACTATAACGATAGCCTAATTACCGAACACTTTGTTACCCGTGGCTCTTTTCATTGGAAGAACGGAGAGAAAGACACAGAGGTTGTTTGGTCTCCTGAGAAAAATGGCAGGTTTAAAGTTTCTTGGCTTCCCCCTCGTCACCTTCAAAACAAAGTAATAAAATCTAACGGAAAGTTTTTGCCAGGGAACGAGCATATTGGATCTTTCGGCTGTGACTCTTACGATATTTCAGGCGTTGTTGGGGGAGGTGGCTCTAATGGTGCACTTCATGGAATGACAAAGTTTAATATGGATGACGCTCCTAGTAATGAGTTTTTCTTGGAGTATGTAGCTAGGCCACAAACTGCAGAGATATTCTTTGAAGAGGTTCTAATGGCCTGTGTATTTTATGGCATGCCAGTGCTGGCTGAAAACAATAAACCTAGGCTCTTGTATCACTTTAAAAACAGGGGGTACAGAGGCTTTAGTATGAACAGGCCCGACAAGCGCCTTAACAAGCTCTCTAAGACCGAGAAAGAGCTAGGCGGAATACCTAACTCGTCAGAAGACGTAAAGCAGTCTCACGCATCCGCAGTGGAGTCCTATATAGAAAAGTATGTAGGGATAGACACGGAGGGCACGTATAGAGAGAGTGGGGACATGGGCTCTATGCCCTTTGCTCGAACATTAGAAGATTGGGCAAGATTTGACATTAATAACAGAACGAAATTTGATGCCACCATTAGCTCTGGTTTAGCGTGTATGGCCAATCAAAAACACATGTATCTACCTGAGCAAAAGCAATCAAAAATAAGCGTTAACTTTGCTAGATATAATAACCGTGGCTCGTTCAGCGAACTATTACAGTAAATGAAAGAGGTAAGTATTGACATTTTGCCCTCAGGGTTTCCGAGTCAGTTTGTATCTGACGCAGAGAAAGCGACTCAAGAGTTTGGGCTCAAGATAGGACAATCCATTCAGTATGAATGGTTTAAAAGAGATAGTGGGTCTTGTAGATACTACGGTCAGTGGCGTGAATTTAATCGTTTAAGGCTATATGCTAGAGGCGAACAATCGGTTGCTAAATACAAAAATGAGCTTTCTGTAGATGGTGATTTAAGCTATTTAAACCTAGACTGGACACCCGTCCCTATTCTTCCAAAGTTCGTTGACATTGTTGTAAACGGAATGCAAAGTCGTCAATTTGAAGTTAGAGCATATGCTCAAGACGCTATGTCTGCAGGTAAAAGAAACGCCTATCAAGATATAATTGAAGGCGACATGGTAGCAAAAGAGCCATTAACCAAAATGTCAAAAGCTTTTGGAATTGATCCCTTTCAAATGGATCCTTCTCAATTGCCAAATGATGATCAAGAGTTAGCTCTTTATATGCAGCTAAATTATAAACCATCTATTGAAATAGCAGAAGAAGAAGCAATCAATACTTTACTAGAAGAAAATCATTACTCTGACATTCGCAAAAGAGTAGACTATGATTTAACAACAATTGGGATTGGCATTACAAAGCAAGAGTTTTTAGCAGGCGATGGAGTTAGAGTAAGTTATGTTGATCCAGCAAATGTTGTTTATAGCTATACTGAAGACCCTCAGTTTAAAGATTGTTTTTATTGGGGAGAGATTAAGACACTTCCAATAACTGAACTTATTAAAATTGACCCTAGTCTTACAACTGAAGATTTAGAAACAATATCAAAGTATAGCCAGAGCTGGTACGATTACTTTAATGTATCCGATCAGTATCAAAATGATATTTTTAGTAGAGACTCTGCAACTCTAATGTATTTCAATTATAAGACAACAAATAAGTTTGTTTATAAAAAGAAAGACTTAGATAATGGTAACTCTAGAGTTATAGAGAAAGACGACAACTTTAATCCGCCTGAAGAGATGATGGAGGAAGGTAACTTTACTAAAGTTGAAAAAACAATAGATGTATGGTATGAAGGAGTTATGGTTATGGGAACTAATATTATGCTCCAATGGAAAATGATGGAGAATATGGTTCGTCCTCAATCTGCTTCTCAATACGCAATGCCTAACTACGTTGCAACGGCACCTAGAATGTACAAAGGAAACATAGAGTCTTTGGTTAGAAGAATGATTCCTTTCGCTGATTTAATTCAAGTCACGCACTTGAAGATGCAACAAGTTATATCAAGAATAGTCCCAGATGGCGTATTCATTGATGCCGATGGGCTTAACGAAGTTGACTTAGGAACTGGCGCTGCATATAATCCCGAAGACGCGTTACGCTTATACTTCCAAACGGGTAGTGTTATTGGACGTAGCTATACACAAGACGGGGAATTTAATAATGCTCGCGTTCCTATTCAACAACTCACATCTAACTCTGGGCAATCTAAAATGGCTGCATTGATTGGCAACTACAATCACTATATGGGTATGATCCGCTCAGTAACTGGACTTAATGAAGCAAGGGATGGATCCACTCCCGCGCCAGAGGCTCTTGTCGGTGTTCAAAAGTTAGCCGCTTTAAATTCCAACACGGCAACTAGGCATATTTTAGAGGGAAGTCTATATATAACCAGAACACTAGCTGAAGCTCTATCTTGCAGGGTTGCTGACATTATGCAATACTCTGATTTTAAAGAAGAGTTTGCTATGCAGATAGGTAAGTATAATGTGCGTCTTTTGGAAGAAATAAAAGATTTATATATATATGACTTTGGTGTATTTATAGAAATGTCTCCAGATGAAGAAGAGAAAGGACAGCTAGAAGCTAATATACAAATGGCTTTATCTAGAGACGCAATTGGTCTAGAAGACGCTATTGATATAAGAGAAATAAAAAACATTAAGCTAGCCAATCAATTGCTTAAAGTAAAAAGAAAGCAGCATAAAAAAGAAGAGCAACAAGCTGAAATGATGAAACAACAATCTCAAGCTCAGATAAATGCTCAATCTCAACAGATGTCTGCACAGATGGCTATGCAAAAAATACAAGCCGAAACTCAAGGGAAAATGCAAATCAAACAAGCGGAAGTTGCTTTTGAAATAGAAAAACTTAAGAATGAAGCAATGCTTAAGAAAGAATTGATGGCTACGGAGTTTCAGTATCAAATGCAAATAAAAGGCGTTCAAGAAACCGCTATTGACAATAGAGAACAAAGCAGAGAAGATTCTAAATCTCAAAGAATAAGTCAACAGAACTCAGAACAGTCTAAGCTTATAAATCAAAGGAAAAACAATTTGCCTCCAGTAAGTTTTGAGTCTAACGAAGACTCTCTAGATGGCTTTGATTTTGCTGAATTCAATCCTCGATAAAGGATATATTTTTTATCATAACTTTGTATCAATTAAATTAAATCTATGAAAATTACAGTAAAAGAAGTCGCTAATGTCGAAGCAAAGTCAGTTCAAGAAGTTGAAAATGAATTGTTGACTAAGCACGAAGAGGAGTTTTCTCAAGAAGAAAAAGTTCCAGAAACAAATACAGGAGAGGTAGCTACCGAGGAAACTCAAGTTGCTGAACTTGAAAAACAGAGTTCCTCACTTAAAGAGGAAGACGTTCTTTCATATATTAAAAATAGATATGATAAGCAGATTGACTCTGTAGATCAATTGTTTTCCGAAAGAGAGCAAGCTGAAGATCTACCAGAAGATGTTTCCGCTTATTTAAAATATAAAAAAGAAACAGGTAGAGGCATTAAAGACTTTATGAAAATAAATGAAGACTTTGATGACCTAGACGACAATACTCTCTTAGCGAGATATTACGCCAATAAAGAAGATGGCCTCGACAGTGATGACATTTCTTTTATGATCGAAGAAGAGTTCGGTTATGACACAGAAATAGATGAAGAGTCAGACATTAGGCATAAGAAGGTAGCTAAGAAAAAAGAACTTGCCAAAGCAAAGAACTTCTTTGAGGATCAAAAGGAAAAGTACAAAGCCCCCCTTGAGTCAAGCCCGGGTGCCGCTTCTTCTAAAGACCAAGAAGAGTTTAATTCTTACAAGGAATACCAAGCGAAAGCTTTAAATGTCCAAGATGAGGAACGTAAAAAGTACGAATGGTTTCAAAAGAAGACGGATGAATACTTCAATGATGAATTTAAAGGTTTTGAATTCAATGTCAATGATAGGGATATAGTCTACTCTCCTGCTGATGCTGCAGAAATCAAAAGCACTCAATCTGACCTTAACAATTTTATTTCAAAATACGTTAACAAGGATGGTGTAATTGACAATGCCAAAGGATACCATAAAGCTCTAGCGATGGCGATGAACCCAGACCGAGTAGCCAAGTTCTTCTATGAGCAAGGCATGTCGGACGCTGTAGATAATGTAGCAAGAAAGTCTAAGAACATTAATATGGATATTAGGCAGACACCACAGAATCTTAGTAAAGGAGGGTTTAACGTGAAGTCCGTAAGCAATGACTCTAGTCGTGGCTTGAGGATACGTTCAAATAAAAATAAATGATTAAAATAAATTATTATGGCTGTAGATGCAGTTCCCGGGTTTGACTTACAACCCAGTGCCGAGCGCGTAGCGCTTGCCACGAATTATATTACTAACTTCAATTTCTTGAATCAGTATCTTCCTGATACTTATGAAAAGGAATTTGAGCGTTACGGTAACCGTACCGTAGCTTCTTTCTTGAGAATGGTTGGCGCTGAAATGCCTTCTAACTCTGACCTTATCAAATGGGCTGAGCAAGGAAGACTTCACACTAAGTACGTTGATTGTACTCCAAAAGCGGCTTTAGCTGCTTCAGATACTGCAACATTCGATGTTAACGATACGCTTAATCCAGGTTCAGGAGGTATCGCTATCAGAGTTGGACAGACAGTTATGCTTTCAGCTAATTCTCTTTCAACAACTAATAAGGCTATTGTAACTGCAGTAGACTATCCGAATAAAGAATTTACTGTTGCTTTCTATGAGGCGCTCGGTATGACTGCGGCTACAACTGACAAGTTCACTGTATTTATCTATGGTTCTGAATTTAAGAAAGGAACAGACGGCATGACCAACTCTTTAGAGGCTGACGATTCATTTTTTGAGAACTCTCCTATCATTATCAAGGACAGATATGCTGTTTCTGGTTCTGACATGGCTCAGATTGGATGGGTAGAGGTTACTACTGAGAATGGTGCTTCTGGATACCTATGGTATATGAAGTCAGAGCATGAGACTCGTCTCCGCTTTGAGGACTACCTAGAGACTGCTATGGTTGAGGCTGTTCCTGCTGCTGCTGGATCAGGAGCTATTGGATTTGCAGGCGCTGCAGGTACTTCTGCAGCTGATGTTGGAAACAAAGGATCTGAAGGTATCTTCCACGTTGTTGGACTTAGAGGTAATGTTTGGTCTGGAGGAAATCCAACCACATTGGCTGACTTTGACGCTATGATCGAAAGATTAGACAAGCAAGGAGCTATCCAAGAGAATGTTATTTTCTTAAACCGTCAGTTTGGTTTTGATATTGATGATATGCTAGCTGCACAGAACTCTTATGGAGCAGGTGGTACTTCTTACGGATTGTTTGACAACGATGAGGAAATGGCTTTAAACTTAGGTTTCAAAGGCTTCACTCGTGGTTATGACTTCTATAAGACTGACTGGAAATACTTAAACGACCCAACTATGCGCGGTGGTTTAAATGCTGGTAAGATTTCAGGGCTTTTAGTTCCTGCTGGATCTACTACTGTTTATGACCAAATCCTTGGTAAGAACGCAAAGCGTCCTTTCCTTCACGTTAGATATCGTGCTTCAGAAACTGAAGATCGTCGATATAAGACTTGGATCACAGGTTCTGCTGGAGGCGCTGCAACAAGCAGCCTTGACGCAATGGAGGTTAACTACCTTTCTGAGCGTGCAGTTTGTACTTTAGGTGCTAACAACTTCTTCTTGTTTGAAGGATAAATAAACTCAACGGGGGGGTGTTTAAACACCCTCCCTTTTTTTAAATCATATTAAATTATATCTAATGAAAAAATCTTTATCTCTTGTGGACAAAAGTTTTGTGCTTAATCGCACAACACCTCCACTCTCATTTATGCTATCATCACGAAACACACGTCGCAATCCTCTATTGTATTTTGATGGCACTAGCAACAGGCCTCTTCGGTATGCTAGAAACCAAAAATCACCTTTTGAAGACGAGCAAGACGGAACTGCTATTGTTGAACCTATAATCTTTGACGATGGCTTCTTGCATGTTCCTAAAGAGAATCCTCTTCTTCAAGAGTTCCTATCTTATCACCCAGGCTTTGGGGATGTTTTTAAGGAAGTGAATAAAGAAAAAGATGCCAAGCTAGAGGTTGAGAGCCTTGATGCTGAGGTTGATGCTTTAATTGCCGCTAGAGGACTAACACTAGAGATGCTTGAGAATATATCTCGTGTTCTTCTAGGGTCTTCTGTTGACAAGATGACTACTGCAGAATTAAAAAGAGATGTCTTGGTTTTTGCCAAGCAAAATCCTTTTGAATTTTTAGACTTACTTAACGACCCTATGCTTGAGTTAGAGAGCAAGGTTGCTAAGTTTTTTGAAGATGGTATATTAGGTATGCGCAATAATAACAAAGACGTGTACTTTAATCTAGCAAAGAACAAAACTAAAATGTTGACGGTTCCTTTCGGGGAGTCTGCCAATTATATTGTGGCTTCATATTTGCAGAGCGATGATGGTATTGAAACACTCAAGCTTCTAGAAAAACAAAAGTAATTCACCTTTACTCTAATTAAGACCTCAGAAATGGGGTCTTTTTTTTTGACTATCTTTGAGTATTATTAACATCTAAAATATATAACTGATGGCAAAATTATTAACAGTAAAAACAGCTTCAAACGGAAATTTAATGATTCCCGCAGAGAAGATTATTTTTTGTGGTACTAGCGGAGATCCCTTTACTACTACTTCAATTTATTACAGTGGAGTAGAGGCGACTTTTGATGTAATCACTATAACTCATGCAGCAGATACTTCCAGTGGAAACAACATGATAAATTATTTACAATCAAAATTTGTAGAAGTAGCGCAAAGCAAGTGGTCTGAAGGAGTGCTCGATATAACTCACGATGCGCCTACAGTAATCTCTAACGTAACAATAGCTTAATTATGATAAAATATTTCAACATTCCAGTAACCGGATTGAAACCGATTTTAGTAAACGCAAGCCAGGCTTTGTTTATTAATCAAACATCAACTACAGAAACTTTTATAAATTATAACGGAACTTCTGCAAGTACAGACAGTATAAAGTTGACTCACGCTGCGGATGCAACCGGAGTGGCGATGCAGAATTTTTTAATAGAAGAATTGAAAAATATGCTCTCATCTTCTTATACTAATGTAGCTCCTCTTTTGGCTCCCCCAATGGCTGTGGGCATTATTCAACTAGCTTAATATTAGAGAATAACTTAATTATCTAAAGAGGGGTCAACAAAAATTGACCTCTTTTTTTTTGTCTATCTTTGTTAAAACCTTTAAAAATGATAAACTCAGTAAGGAATACTGTACTATCGGTATTAAATAAAAATAACTACGGATATATATCCCCCTCGGATTTTAATCTGTTTGCTAAACAAGCGCAGATGGATCTTTTTGAGGATTATTTTTATAACTTAAATTATCAAATAGTAAAAGAAAACGCCCGTCAATCAGGCACGGGGCTAGCAGACATATCGAAAAGCTACGAAGAAGTAATAGCTTCTTTTTCAAAAACCGCAATTCTTGCTCCTGCCGCAAATCCAGCAGTAAACACTTATATTACTCCCGAAGACTATTATTTACTAAACGTTGTGGAGTATACGCCAACAGGTGTGGAAGTAGAGAAGGTAGAAGAGAATAAGATAAGAAACTTAACTGCATCAACCTTGATGGGCCCGACTACTTCATTCCCTTTATATGTTGAGAGGGGAGATAACATTGCCGTCTACCCTACCACAATAACTGGAGCGACGGATATAACCGCATACTATATTAGAAACCCTAAAGAGCCAAAATGGACATGGGTGCAATTGACTTCTGGAGGCCCAGTATTTAATGCTTCTGCGGCAGACTATCAAGACTTTGAGCTTCCTTTGTCAGATGAGCCAGACTTAGTCATGAAGATTCTAGAATATGCGGGAGTTTCAATAAGAGAGGGTGATGTGGTTAAATTTGCAGATAGTGAATTAACGAAAGAAGCTCAATCAGAAAAATAACATATGGCATACTTAAATCAGTTTCAATATTACACAAACGGAACCAATCCTGCAGAGGAAACAAATTGGGGGTCGTATCAATACACGAGCCTATCTGATATCGTAAATAACTTTATGGCTATATATGCTGGCAATAATGAGCTAGTAAATAACGTAGAGAGATATCAAGTATTGTTCCACGCTAAAAGGGCGATTCAAGAATTAAACTATGATGCGTTTAAAGAGATTAAGGCGCTAGAGTTAAGTGTTGACAATGAATTAAGATTTGTTCTTCCTTCTGACTATGTAAACTGGGTAAGAATATCTCTGTATAGAGATGGGGTTATTTTCCCTCTTACTGAAAACATTCAGCTAAACTCAAGTAGCGCTTATCTTCAAGACAACGAGAGTAGGGTTTTATTTGATCAAAACGGGAACATATTAAAGCCAGAATATTCTAATATAGATATAGAAAGAATAAAAGGAACTAAAAAAAGTATATACCTAAACGAAAACAACTCCAACTTCAACGGAAGAGAGGGGTGGTGTTGTGATGGCTCTTGGTATTTTGAGTACAATGTAGGGGCTAGATATGGTCTAAATACTGAAACGGCAAACGCTAACCCTACTTTTAGAATTGATAAGTCGGCAGGCGTTATAAACTTCAGCTCTGGGATGTTAGATAAGATAGCAATACTTGAGTATGTGTCTGACGGAATGGAAGGTGGAGACATCGCTTCTATAAGCGTAAATAAACTATTTGAAGACTATGTGTATGCTCACATTAAATACGCCATCTTATCCTCTAAGCTAGGCGTTCAAGAGTATATTGTTGGTAGGTCTAGAAAAGAAAAGACAGCATTGTTAAGAAATGCCAAGATAAGAATCAGTAACATTCACCCTGGTCGTCTGCTTATGAACTTGCGAGGTCAGAATAAGTGGCTTAAGTAGCATGGACATACAAACTAATTTCATAAAAGGGCGCATGAATAAAGGCGTCGATGAAAGGATACTCCCTATGGGCGAGTATAGAGACGCTCTGAATATACGATTAGGCTCAACTGAGGGTACTACTATTGGAGCGGTAGAGAACACAAAGGGCAATGAGCAAATAACCACACTAGAATATAACGGAAGTGTTTTAAGCGCAAACGCTGTGTGTATTGGAGCTTACGAGGACGGGACAACGGAGACTATGTATTGGTTTGTTCACGACCCCACTAGAGGCGTAGACATGGTGGCGTCATACAACACTAACATTCAAGCCCTTAACTATCACTTAATCTCTACATCTGTTTTAAACTTTGACCCTAAGTTCTTAGTCACTGGGGTGGACTTAATAGATAACTTCTTGTTTTTTACAGATGATTTAAACCCACCAAGGGTTATTGATGTAAATAGACAATACGCCAACTCTTTTATTGAGGCAGACATTAGTGTGTTACGACCAGCCCCTATAACGTCTCCAACATTTACATTAAAAAATGTAAGTGGATCTGATGACTTTATGGAGACAAATTTTATTTCGTTTGCATATCGCTATAAGTATGAGAACTTTCAATATAGCGCTCTATCTCAATTTTCTGACTTAGCTTTTTGTCCATCCCCTTATGAAGTTTCAGAAGATTTATACTCAAACTCTGGTATGCGAAATGCATTTAATGCTGCAGAAGTTTCTTTTACCACTGGAGGAGCTAGTGTTATAGGCATAGACTTATGTTTTAAGGTAACCAACTCAAACATAGTTAATGTAATTCAGAAATTTAACAAAGAAGAAGAAGGCTGGGCGGACAACACAACTCAAACGGTTGATTTTTCTAATAGTAAGATTTTTTCCACATTATCTTCTGATGAGCTTTTACGATTATTTGATAATGTTCCTTTAAAGGCAAAGGCTCAAACAGTTATGACTAATCGTCTGTTTTACGGAAACTATGTTGAGGGATATAATGTAACAAACCCTAACGGAGAGCCGTTACTCATAAATTACACCACAGAACTAGTTAGTGAGTCAGTTATAAATGTAGACGAAATTGGAGCCGCAGTTGTTAGTAGCGGAGTATCATATAATGATGGGTTTACTAGTCAGCCTTTTGTAAGAACAAAGGATTCTGCTCAGTTTAATTTTTCAAACGTAACTCTACAGACTGGTGATATAATAACAATAGAGCTTGGATTTGAGTATAATTCAAGAACATCTAGCCCTAGTTACACCACTAGCACTACATATAGCCGCTTTAGAACTTCCATAAGTATTACTGTGGACGGAAATTATTCTAGTATACATAATTTTATAACTACCTCAACTGTATTTCAAACAGCCATTGGCACTGCCTCAACTATGCAAGACACACCTAACTTCTGTTCAGGCTTGACATTTGGTGATAAATTTGGTTGTGATATTCCTGTACCAATAGATAATTATAATCCAAATGGTAATTTTCAATCAATAATTTGGCAAAAAAACGGAACCTTTATTGGCACTCCCCCTAATGGTAGTGGAACTAATAATCAATCTTTTAACATAACTTCTTCAGGAGTAAGCCCAAATCTTGTGAGTCTTCAAGTTCCCGCAATAATGTATGTTCAAGCGGGAGGTACTGCGAAACTTGCTTTTTATTCTGAAGTTATTAATCCTATCGTGGGCTATATAAAAAGTGACTTTAACAGAACTCTGCACAGTAATAGAGACTATGAAGTGGGAATTATTTACATGGATGCTGAAGGTAGAAACTCTACTGTTTTAACCTCTGAAACAAATACTCAGTTTATTCCCGCAAGCGCATCAGATACTAGAAATTTTCTTAAGGCAACAATAAACAACCTTGCTCCAACTTGGGCATCTAGATATAAGTTTGCTATTCAAGCCTCTCAAAATGCATTTGAAACTGTTTACATAAAAAGAGCAGACATTGAAACTTCAGGAATTGACAACACTATATTTATGCTTTTAGAGGGCGAAAATCAAACAAAGTTTTCTGTAGGAGATACATTAATATGTAAGGTAGATTCTTTTGGCCATTTAAATAATCTAGCAGAAGTGGAGGTTTTAGATATAACTGTAGAAGCTGCAATAGGAATATTTTCAAAAACAGGGCTATACGCTAAAGTCGTTGCTAATAATTTTAATTTTTCACCTAGTGAAGGTGATATTGAATTTTTAGTATTTGAAACAATACCTTCTTTATCTGCAAATGGTGTGTTTTTTGAAGGATCTCAAAGTTTTTCTATCACCAATAGATTTCATCAAGGCAATGCTCAAACGCAAACAGGATCTCAACCAGCAATTATTAATCTAGATTTCTTTAGCGCATATACATTTGGAAACGGAGTTGAAGGGTTTAAGATTGAAGACTTAATAGCAGGTGACCCTGTGACCCTAGGAAGTAGAGTTAATAGCGAAAGCGCAGAGGGGTATCGCCAAACAAGAAATAACGCTAGCTTGACATATAGTGGAGTATATCAGCCCACGACAAATGTCAACAATTTAAATGAGTTTAATTTGGCTCTTGCTAATTTTAAAGACCTAGATCAAAATTTTGGAGCTATTCAAAAACTTCACTCTAGAGCAACGGACATTTTGGTTCTTCAAGAAGATAAAATAAGTTATGTGTTAGCATCAAAAAACCTTTTAAGCTCTCCAGGCGCAGGCGGAGTTGTAAGTTCTATACCAGAGGTTATAGGAAATCAGATTGCAAGAATAGAAGAATATGGTATCAGTTTTAATCCAGAGAGCTTTACTGCGTATGGTTTTGATCGTTACTTTACCGATGCCAAAAGAGGAGCAGTAATAAGGTTAAGTGGTGCTGGAGCCAACGAGCAACTAGAGGTTATATCTAGCTATGGCATGAGATCTTGGTTTAGAGATAGGTTTATTGAATATTTTGATGGACAAAAACTAGGGGGCTATGACCCGTACATGAACGAATATGTATTGTCTATAAAAGACGATGAAGTTGATATGGGTGAGACAATCATTCCTTGTGGAGCGCAGATTAATGCAAATGACGCAGTGGTTAGAGAGTTTACTGTAGAGCTTGGAAACGTGGGCGCAAGTGGTAATGCCTTCGTGTTAACATACACGATTCAAGCAATTGAGAGTAATATAACTTTTACTGTAATATACAATGGTGTCACTACCACTAGTAACGCTGTAACATCTAGCGGAACGCTATCAGTTCCTAAGACAACAAAGTACCCAACGCAGGCAGTTGTTAAGATTACCCCTGCGGGAAATACAGAGTATGAACTAACAATAGGTTGTGTATCATGAGTGATTATACTATAACATATAGCGAATCTGTAAAGGGATTTCCTTCTTTTTACTCTTATATACCTGAGTATATAATGGGAATGAACAATTACCTATATACTTTTAAAGCGGGTAATTTATATAGACATAACACAAATGAAGGTAGAAATAAATTTTACAATGTAAGCTACCCTTCTACAGTGACAAGTGTTTTTAATGTTAGCCCCACCGAATCTAAAAAATTTAAGACTTTATCCTTAGAGGCAAACAGTCCTTGGGGAGCCGCCTTCAAGACAAACCTAGAGACTGGCGTTATAAACTCAGCGTGGTATGACTTAAAAGAGGGGAGCTACTATGCCTCTATAAGGGCGAATGAGTCTCCCGTTAATTTTCACATGAGGTCTGTTGATGGCATAGGCAATGTAACTACAGTTAGTAATGTGGGGACTACATACACGCTAGTATTTGCTTTTGCGATAAACCCCATTGTTAGCATTGGCGATAAGATATACAAGGACTTAAATCCAGAATTGGAGGTTGGTTCCCTAACGGCTGTATCGGCAGATAGAAAGACTCTTACGGTAACTTTAACGGGAGCTGTCCCCGCTAATGGCAACTATATTTTTGCCGTTAAAAACCCACAAGCGGAATCCCAAGGAGTTATGGGATATTATTGTGAGTTTACTTTAACGAACACAAGCACTACCCATGTAGAGCTATTTACTGTAGAGTCTAGTATATTTAAATCATATCCATGATTTTCGTTACCTTTGTATTAACCCACATTATAGTATTATGATACCAATACCACCTCAAGTTTTAATAGCAGCGGCAAAAGTGGTTTTACCTAAGCTGATTGGAGCGGGTCTTAGCTACTCTCAAGCGGCTAAGCAAAATAAACTAATGAAAGACTCTGAGATAGCGGCACAAAAAGCTATTAGTGAGGCAAAAGATTTTGCAGGCACACTAGCTTATGAAAAAGTTCAAGTTCCATTAGAGGCCTACGAGTTGTCTCAAAGAGAGCTAACTGCTCAACAACAACAAGGCGTTGAGGCTTTGCGCGAGTCTGGGGCAAGAAGCATATTAGGAGGCGTTGGTCGCCTTCAAGCGGGGGTGACTAAGGCACAACAACAAATACAGGGTCAGATGGCTAACGCGTTATTTGAAAGAGACAAGCTTGTTGCTAAAGACGAGGCTCAATCTTTTGATGACCTTTCTGATATTGCTAAACTTGAAGCTACGGGCGCACAAACTGCCGCGGCGCAAGCTCAAGCACAGAGGGGCGCTGCTTTAATGAGTGGAACAACAGCTTTAGCTGGAGGTCTTCTAGCTGGATTTTCTGACCCCACAATAAATCCTTTGTATGGTGCAGGATTAGATGCGCCAATGGGAACAACTTTAGGTAATGCCTCTGCAGGGGAAATGGCGGGGCTTGATGGTATCGCGCAAGTGACAGGGCTTTCTTCTGATGAATTAACAAAAGGTTTGGGGCTTGACAACAGTAATTTTCAAGTGAGTAAGAAACCTTGGTGGATCCAATAAAAATATATTACAATGGCAAAATCGTTTTATGGATATGTAAAAAGAGATGACAAGGCGTTTGTTGATTGGGGAGCTATTGGCACTCAGCTATCTGATGATTTAGCCCTAGAAAGCAAAAGAAGAGCAGACAAAAGACAAGAGATTGAACTTCAAACTATTGAAGATGTAAAAAATATTAATAAGCTAGGGGCTGATCAAAGCCAGCTTAATAGTGAATTTTATATGGACGCCGCAGATCAGATACGTGAATTTTTATTGATGTCACAAGGCGAGATGCAGAAGGGTGGATGGAGCGGGTTACGACCCTCAGAGTTTTTAAAACAAAGACAAGTTATAAATGATGGTGTTGACCAACTTGCTACAGCGGCAGAGTCTCAAGCCGCACAACAAGCACAGCTATTAAAGCGTGTCCAGGCGAACGAGGCTGGTCTTACGGAGAGGTATAATCATGAAGATCTTGATCAGTTTATTAGTACTGAAAACAAAAGCGTTTATATTAATCCTATAAATGGAAGAATGTCAATTGCCACGAGAGACCCTATTACCAAAAAGATTTCAACCGACCCAATGAAGTTGTTAGATATAAATCGACTATCTACACGAATGACCTATAGAGCTAATACTCCAGATATTGACTCAATGGTTTCAAAAGCAAATAAAGTTTTGTCTCCCACAACTATAGCCTTGACCCAAGGTGGTATAAAATCTATTAAGACCGCGATGAACAACCCAAAATATTTGGATGCGGAAACTAGCATGATTAAGGGGATGATGGCTTCGGATGAAGTTATCGCCAATATTTTAGGTTTAGATCCAGAGTATAATATGACTCAAGATGCAGCAGAAGCCAATAAGTCTGGTAATAAAAAAATACTAACAAAAAAAGATGAGAATGGTGTTTTTGTTCCTATTCTGTCTGAATCTCAAAAAACTGAAGCAGAAGAGATTCTTCGCGCTAGAATACGTGCTAGTCTAGAGAAGGTTCAAACAGGCAGAGAAGATAGTTCTGCTGACAGACAATACAGCCGCGGGGTGGCTAAGTCTAAGCAAAAAGGTGTAGGCTATATTAGTGAGTTAAGTGATATTTTTTCTGGGAATGCTGAGAAAGCTGAAAGTGGTTTGGCTTCTATAATTGGAAGAATACAAGAAAAAGAAGGCTATAAAGGGGTTACGGGTGCTCTATCAGATACTGGAATCACTTTAACATTTAAAGACGGCTCTACAGACTTTATTAAAAAACCCGCAATCTTTAAAGATTTTGTTACTGGAGGTGCAACTAGGTTAATGCCAGACGGGGTGGATGATGTTAATGTAGCTTATAAAAACTGGATTGATGCAGGAAATATCGTTGGAGTAAGAACAGATATGACAACTGATCGTTTAGGAATAATACCACCAACTAAAGTTCTTAGTGAACTAGTTATTAAAGAAGGAGAGAAGGAATTAACGGTTAAAAATTATCTTAAAGAAAATAATTATAATTCTAAAAAAGATGCGGTTGAAAAAGTTATTTTAGAATTACTACCACCTGAACTTAAAGCTAATCTTAAGGTTTCTGATAATTATAGTCCAGGACTTGTGAGAAGAGCTAGAAGATCTTTGAATATTTCTTTAGGCAATATTATTGATAATATTAATATTCCTTTTGACAATACTGATGAGTCTAGAAATGAAATATTAAATGTTATAGATTTAATTCAAAAATCAGCTGGGGAAGGAAAAACTTTAACTATTGAAGACATTAAGTCTATTTTGGGAGAAGAAAGTAAATCAATATTTGATTCATTAAATAAAATAGATAGTAAATCTGATGATAACAACTTTGGGTAATGAGTGAAGATATTTTAAATAGAATTTGGAAAAACTTGACCAAAAATAAACTCACTAAGAGTGATTTTGAAACTTGGAAATCTAATATTGAATCTGATCAAAAAGTTCAAGAAAATGTTCATCAGTATTTAGTTGAAAAAAAATTAACTGATTCAGATTTTACTACTTGGCAATCCAATAGTGGTTTAAAAAAAAAAGAAGAAATCGTTACGGAATCTATTTCAGAGGATGGTTCTTCGGGCTTTGCAGAAGGTGAAGTTGAAGAATTTGTTGGCGATGTAAAAATCCCACAAGATGGTCTAGAGTCTACCCCTTTTGGTGTTAAAAGAAAGGTTGATGGTGAGCTTACAAGCATATCTCCTACAACAGAGGCTATGATGCCAGAGGTCACCTTTCCACAAAAAACAGAAGAGACTTTAGAAGAAAAAGCAGCCTCTAAATTAGAGCCATCTCAAGACGCTTTATTTGTTTCTACATTAGAAACACAAGAACCCACCGTAAAAGAAATAGAAAAAGATATATCGCCATTAATTGATAATCAAACAATAGAAAGGCTATCGGGTGATTTAGACCCTGAGGTAGAAAAGGAGACAAGAAAATTCTATGAGGACAGAGGCATAGACTACGATGAGGTTAGAGCTTTAGAGTTGAGATACGATGAGCTTTTAAATAAAAAGCTAGCGGCTGAAGAGGTTAATGAAATTATAAACAACTATTCTCAGACCATGACAGGCACAGGTTTAGAGATCACAGAGGATGAAAGGTTGTTAGAAATAAAAGAAAAGTATCCTCAGTTTTTTAATAGCCAAGGATTACCTTCTTTTACAGACTTTAGTGAACTAGAACAAAAGGAGTTTGATAAAATAAGTAAGCTTATTGTAGACTCTAAAGGCAATGAAGTTAGAACTAGATACACAGATCAAGGGGTACCAGTTAAAAGTTTTGCAGAAGATCAAAGTAATCAGAGACTAAGAGAAGACCTTGATGAGTATTTGGTTTCTAAGAGAAAAGAAAGAAGCTCTCAAGCGGCTGTTTACAACGAAGAAGCAAAAGCTGTTATTAAAAAAGTAGACGAAGAGTCTGTAAGGGTTTTTGGAAAAGACTTGTCTAGCGTTTTGTCTGAGTCTGAAAAAGGACAAAGGGTTATTTCAGAAGAAGATTCTGCAATACTAAACAGACTAATTAAAGAATTTAATTCATCTATTTCTACATCTGATTTGGCAGCTAAAGAATACGCAAAGTCTATGCTTTACTATAACCGTCAACACAACAAGAGTTTAAATGGCGAGTATGAAGATGGATACAAGGCTACCTTAAACGCCATCAAGGGTGGCGCTAAAATGGGTAACTCTATAGTAGGTTTGTTTTCAGTTATGCTAGATACCCCAGGTTCCTCTAAAGAAGAAGTCATAAAGAAAATGGCTGAAAATTTTGAAGAGCAATCTAAACTTCCAACTTCTCGTCTTATGACTAGGTTTCAACAATCTAAGTCTGCAACTGAATTAAAAACCGCGGTATTAAATAACCCTATTGGCTATATGGCCTCTTTTATGGGGGAAAGTCTTGCTATGATGTTGCCCGCAGGTGTTCGTTTTGGAGTTGCGAATACTTTAGCGCAAGTTGGAATTGGAGCCGCTAGAGCTGGAGCACCTGGGGCTACTGCAGGATTAGCAACTGGTATCATAAGTTCTTTTTCTGCAGCCAACGGTATTGTAGAGTATGGTAATGCGTTTTTTGAAGCGGCAGGGGAAAAGGGTTATGACTTATCTAATCCCGATGATATGCTCAACGCGATGCAAGACGAAGAGGTTTGGGATAAAGCTAATAGAGTTGGAATACCAAGAGCTATTGCAATATCTGGAGTTGACTTAGCTGGTGGTACTTTAATGAGCAAGGCGCTAAAAGGATTAAAGTATAGTACCATTTCTCGTGGTCGTTTAGTAGGAACCGCTTTAGGTTCTCAAGTTATTATAGGCCCCACTCAAGAAGGTGGGGGAGAGCTTTTAGCTCAAGCAGTTGCCGGAGAAGGCTTTAGTCTTCAAGAAACTGTTGCTGAAATGATAGGAGGGGCAGGAACAAACATTCCCAACATAGGTTTAGATGTTTATGGCATAGCCACAGGCAAGGTCAATAATAAACTAGCAGAAGACTTAAAGAGCACACGTTTTATGGCTTCAGAACTTGAGAATATGTCTGGAGAAAAAATACAGTCTTGGGTTTACAACATGCGAAGGTTAGGTAAAATGACTCCAGAACAAGAGTCTGAGATATTAGATAATTTAAGCAGTGTAAAAGAAATTAAGGAACTTGTAGACAACAAGGCAGAGTTTAAAGACATGAAGTCAAAAGAACGAATAGAATATATTTCAGTTCTATCTGTTTTAAAACAAGAGCTTAAGTCCTTAAAAGAAGAAAGCGAAGTTTTGGGAGTGTCGATTGATGCCGAAAAGAAGAAAAGTCTAGAGGATAAAATTAAAAAGTTAGTCAATAAAGAAATTACACCTAAAAGCGTTTTACAGGAAAAAATAAAAGAATCATTAACATTTAAAGAAGAGTCTGATGCCATTCAAGAGTCAAGCACAGAGAGCGTGGATGTACAAGAACAAGCCGGAGCTAGCGAAGGAGTTCGAGAAGGAGACATCACAGAGCGAGTTGCTCCCACAGAGAGCACAACCCAAGATGGGCAAGAGCAAGATGTCGAAACGCAAGTCGAGGAAATCGCGCAAGAGGAGATTATTGAGCCGAGCCTAAGTCCTCAAGAAATTGAAGCTCAAGAGTTGGAAGACCTTAAGAAAGAGATTGGTCAACCTACCGAAGAAGTTCAAGAGGAAGAAAACAACCTTGAAGGTAATTTGTTTTTAAAAGGATCAGATCCTCAATTATCTATTACTCAGAGAAACAAAAGAACTGGATTAATAAAGAGAGGTAAGTCGGCTATTCGTTCTATAAAAAAAATCCTACCCAATACTAAAATTATACTACATAAAAATAATGAGTCTTATATTTTAGCGGCAGGCAGAAAAGGGAAAGGTGAATTTGTTCCAAAAACAAATACTATTCATATTAACTTGAGCAAAGCCACGGGTTCTACAATTGCTCATGAGGTTTTTCATGCGGTCTTTATAGATAAGGTAAAAGGCTCTAAGGATCTACAAAAAACTGCTGCCGATATGGTTAAGTCCATTGGGAAAAGTCTGCCGAAAGATAGTGATTTAGCTAAAAAAGTAAAGAATTTTAGCGACAGATATGAATCTGGAATTCAAGATGAAGAATTTCTTGCAGAGTTAGTTGGTCTATTGTCATCTGAAGAGTTTGGCTTTAGCGAACTTCCTAAACCAGCAAAGAATACTATTATAGAGTTTCTTAAAAAGATTGCTAAAAAAATAGGCATTAAGCTTGAGGCAACATTTGGCAAGACTGATGAAAGTGTAATAGACTTAATTAATATTCTGACACGCAAGGTGTCTACTGGTGAAGAGATTGTTGCAGAAGATGTTCAATCACTAGAGCAAGAAGAGAAAGATTCTAAAAGTGAAATAACAAATAGGCAACAAAAAGAAGCTTTAGATATTATAGGAGTTGAAACACCTAAAAAAAATGCAACAAAAATCGTTGTAGCAGACATATTAAATGGCTTTGCAAAATCAGAGTTGACTCCAAATTCTTCTGAGCAAGATTTAATATCTAGATTTTTAGAAAACATATTTGAAGAGTCTTTGTATACATTAAATAAAGGATCAAGAGAGTCGGGTATGACTTGGTACATGGAAGACATTACTGAGTTTGAAAACAAAATGAAAGTTTTATTGCCTGAGCTCGAAGACCCCAATCAAATGAAGTTGTTCAAGCAAGTTCTTGCAATCACTTCTTCGGGAACCAACCCTAACCAAAACCTAAAGACAGCATACACTTTGTGGGTTCGATCTAACGGAGATGCCGTAAACTTTGCTAAAAACTGGGGGAAAGATAAGATTTCTTTTATTACTAAAAAAGGCGTGCCTTTAGGTACAGGCGTTGTGGTTCGGGAGACTAAAACTAAGTATGTACTACAGAAAGTGGATGCTTTAGGAAATCTAGAAACATTTAAAAATGGAACACCAAAGTTATTTGAAGCTAAAAAATCACAGTTAAAAAAAGGATACCCTAAGCCGGCTGGATTTACATCTAGAGGTAGTATTGTAGCGCAACAGCTAATCAAGATAGAAAAGGTTTATAAATCTGTAGGCAAAGACATTAATAAACTTATTTCGTTCTTTGAAGAAACTCAACCTGTATCTGAACTTAGAAAATACAACAAGGGAATTCCTGACGCTGATGGAAACACAAGAATAATAGCTGTTGGTAAGCGTAATGGAGCGTTTATTTTTGGTGAAAAAATTGGTGCTTTCTATCAAAATATGATTGGTATCGGAGATACAATCACTATGGATTTATGGTGGAGTCGTACTTGGAATAGATATATGGGTACAATGTTATCTACTGTAAAAGGAGAGAGAAATATTCAAGAAACACCAAGGACAGATAGAGAGCGTGATATTATGCGTAAAGCCGTAACTTTGGCTGCTGATAAATTAAATCTTAGCGTAAGTGAACTTCAAGCAGTTATATGGTATTTTGAACAAGAACTTTGGACTAAGGCCGGAAAGGTATCTCCAAGTTTTAGCTACGTTACAGCAGTAAATAAATTAAATAACGAAATAGAAACAGATGAAGAAACAAAAAGAAGATTTTCAAAAGCTGGAGCAGACCTCACAAAGGCTGAAGAGAGAAGGCAAGATGCCGTCTCTAGAGCAGATAATATTGTTAATGAAGCAAGTGGCGAAGGAGTTGTAGCTAATCGTCAAGAAATATCTCCAAGACAACAACTTGAAGAAATCGTAGGGGATACAGAAAATAGTTTATTTCAAACGATAGCACAAGCTAGATTTGCTGGCTTTAAAGACATAACAATTAAAGCACTTCTTAAGGAGCAAAAATATTCAGTAGCAGACATTAATGAGGCTATGAAGGTTGAAAAAATAGTTAGCCTTTCTTTTCCTTCAATACTTTCAAGAGCATTTTATAAATCTAAGTTTCATACGACAAAGTCGGCTAAAGACAGGATAAAACAAATTTTAGACTTAGAGATAGGTAGGTCTGTAGAATTACCAAGTTCTTTTGCCAATGTAAAAGGAGGCGTTATCTCTGGTAAAAGGCTACTCGTAGACATAATGACGGAAGTTACTGAGAAAGCTATTCTTAAAAGAAATAGCTATAGGAAAATCTTTGAGACAAAAGAAAAAAGATTGTCTAACGCTCAAGTTAAAAAGTTATCTGCTGAGAGCTCAAAAGAAAGGGCTGAAGTTAGAAAAATAGCTATAGAAACTCTAGAAAAAAATTCTGACTACAAGAACGAAAGCGAAGAGATGCAAGCCCAGATGAAGCTAGACCTAGATAGAATCATAAGTGGTGAAGTTGGAACTTACGGGTCTAAAATGTTTATAGAAAACTTTAGAGTTTTGAGAACTATGCTCTCTGAAAGAGCTAAAGGAAGGGCTGGAATTAAGGAAATGCAAATGATGCTGAGGTCTTTTATTAGACAAAACCTTCCCTCTATTGATTATAGCAAGCCTGAAGTTAGCAGGCTCCTAAAAGCCATTACAGATGTCAAGATAGACCCAAAGTCTAGATCTACAAATATTGATGAGATAACGGCTAGGGTTGTTGGTTACGTTTCAGAGGCTCAGTCTTCTCAAGTGGAAAGTAAAATAAATAAATTACTTAGCACAACGACACAAAGGACAGAGTCTGGGAGAATTAAGGGTAAGGGATTTCTTCCTTCTTTTCAAGATAGTTTTGCTGAATTAGAGAGAATGATTGTCGATGACAACATGGCTGAGCAAAAAATTCAAGACACCATAGGTGCACAACGTCGAGAGTTTGAAGATATAATGAGCCGAACTCAAGAAAGAACAGTTAATGAAATCCAGACTCCTGCCGAAGAGCTATCTCAAGAAGATTTAGATCGTTTAGAGATTTTACAAATCGCCATAGAGCTTAACTCAGCTAAGATGATGGAAAACAAAGACCCTTTAAAAGTAAAGGCTCTTAGTAATGTTTTAGTATTGTTGCAAAAGTATATTTTGAGAGGGAAGTCTGAAAACAAGGGAGAACTAAATGCTTATAAACAAAGAGTTAATAACATGATTGCTGAAGCTTTTTATAATGTTTCTGGAGGACAAAACATTCCAGAGACAGAAGAAGAAAGAGCTAGATGGGTAAGAAGGTCAGCAAATAAAGCTCAAAGAAGAAATGATTCAAGAAATTTATTTCTCTCTGCATTCAAAACAGCATTTACAGGACTAGAAGGGTATTTTACAAAGAGCAACGCGTTAGAGGGTCTTGTAAGTAAAGTCACAATGATTCCTGGAGAAATGATAGGGGGTCGCTTTCAAGATATGATTACATATAGGGTGAAAGATTCAACTTCTGAGTTTACTAGAAGAAAATTGTTAGTCACTAAAATGATTGATGATAATGCTAAACGCATTTTTGGTAAAGACTACATCTCTAAGATGGAGAAAAATAAAGCTGGAATAAACACAGGTCTTTATGTTAATTCTCAAGAGGCAAAAGATATTAAACTTAAAATATCAAAAGAAAAAAACGAAGCAAAGAAAAGAAAATTAATTAGTAAGCTAGGGGAATTAGAAATAGAAGCAAGTAAAAATCAAATATATTATTTATACAATCAATATAAAGACCCTGCTAATATACCAACTTTTAACGCCATGTATGGTGAAGATTATGCTAAAACAATGGAGGGTCTGATTAATTTCTTGGATGACGAAACTAAGGCTTGGGCAGATTGGCAAGTTAATGTTTTCTTCCCTTCTTTATATAATGACTATAATGATGTATATAAAAGAATATATCGTGCTAATATGCCATGGAATCAGTTTTATGCAGGCAGACTTTATAGGGAGGTTAATAAAAAGGATGCCGGTGTTGATTTATTAAAAAGCCAAACTCAATACATGGGCAGTGTAGGTGGTCAATCAACAAAAGAAAGAGTAAAAAATAAGGAGCGTATATTAAAAGTAGATGGAGATAAAGCTTTAAGTGTTTATGTGAATGATATGGAATACTTTAGGGCTTATGCTGAAACTTTAAAGGAAATTAACACCGTATTCAATAATAAGTATGTTAGACTCTCTATAGAGGAAAACACAGGCAAAGAAACTTACAAGCTTATTACGGACATGATAAATAAACTTAGCACTAGAGGTATAAAGAGTGGGGAAATACAATTATTAAATAAATTAAACTCAGCGTTTGTTAGCGCTAAATTAGGCATAAATCCTACCGTTTTTGTAAAACAATTAACGTCTGCGTTTGCTTTTGCGGATTATGTTGGAATTAGAAATTGGATTAAATACTGGGTTAAAGCCGCTCCAGATGCTAAACAACTATGGAACGAGTGGTACGATAACTCTCCAGTTTTGCAGGCTAGATATGAGTTTTCTTCTATAGCAAATGTTTTAGAAGGCTATGATTACGATACCATAAATGACAAAATACAGTCCCCTGTATTTGAAGCTTTATCTATTACTAAAGATGAAATTTCTAAAGCTCAAAACGCCTTGATGTATTTAGTGAAAATGGGTGACATGGGAGGAATAATGGGAGGCATATCTAACTATTTGTATTACAAAGAAAAGTTTGCAGAAAAAAACCCAAAGGCTACCGAGCAACAAGCGATTGATTATGCTTCTCGAAAGGCTACCAATGAGGCTACAAGCACACAACAAAATAGTGCTATTGAAGATAAAGACTGGTGGCAGACGGCTGGTCAATTACCTAGGCTCATGTCTTTATTCCTATCAGCGCCAAAGGCTTTAAATAGAAAAACTATTATGTCTGTGAGGCAGTTGTATAGAAAGTCTGCAACTTTAGGCAAGGCCATGAGAGAGGGTAAATCATTCAAAGAGGCTAACGAAATTGCTAGAAATACTGGTCGAGGTAGCGCATATGAAAACTGGAGGAGAATGGCTATATATCATAGTGCTATTCCAACTGTTTTTCAATATGTTGCACTAGGTATGCCAGGTCTTCTAACAGACTTTGATGATGATGACTTAGAAGAGTTAGGTATCGCAGCAATTTTAGGAAACATAAACGCTGTGTTTTTAGTGGGAGATTTATTTGTTGCCGCTAAAGACCTATATCTTAACAAATTTTGGGCAGGGCGAATGAAAAACCTTTCTGCTTTTATGGCTATAGAAGAGATAGCTACAAGGTCAATAATTCCTCTTGTAAACAGTTCTTCTCCTGAAAAAACCAAAAAATATACTATGAGATTAATTCTTCAACTACTAGAACTCGGTGGAATTCCAGCTAAAAATGTAAAAAAACTAGCAGAAAACTATTACAAGCTATTAACTGGAGATGTCGAAGATACTGGAGAGGCTGTAGCTCGTTTACTAAACTACTCTGACTACGTTATAGAGAAATAAAAAAGGGAGCGTTTAAACGCCCCCTCTTTGTTTTTACATCAGCATACAGTTCATCGCTTAACCCCTAATATATATCCCGAACTGCGGTACAGCCGATGCAAAGTCAATATCCTTTTTCTTTTCTAACTACTGAATAGCACATTTTACATTTACCTCTTACATAGGAAGGTCTTTTTTTTCTGTTTATAAATCTTTGAGTGTAAAAAAAACGTAGTGGTAAAGATAGATTACAAGAAATGCAATCCTTTAGTTCTTCTATCATGTATTGTTTTGAATGTAATTAAATAAATTTGAATTTTCGGTCTTTTCTTTATAGATTTTTTTAATTTTATCTATGTCTTCTTTAGTAATATAACCAAATAGTTTGTATTTATTATAAAGTTCGTCAAGAGAATCGTTCATTTTGATTGTATTTTATTCAACTGCCCTAGAGCATAATCTTATCAAAGATATCCAAAACAATATATTAATAGCTATCATTAAAAATAAATTCATTAATTTTTTCATTTTAAAACAAGTGAGTTAGCCTGGCAACTTGACCGTGTTCAGGATGATGAATAAATCCTTCTACCGCTTTTGGAGCGTGTTGATATCCGTTGCGATGATGCCAAGAGTCTGTCCCGCTAGGGCTCCTCAGGCTCTCAACGGTCACTCCGATATAGTCTTTTGATATTTTATGATGTACGTGATGTGTATATACATACCTATGTTTTGTAGATGCCCAGTCTTTAGGTGCTTCTTGAGCCATTAGAAGCGGCAAGTCTTGAGACTTCGCTCCGTCCCCGTGTGTTGTGCCGATTAAGTTTTTATGATATTTAAGATATTTTCTATGAGAAATAGAGCAATCAAATTTAATGTTAGGGCTTGTCCTAAACCAACTTTGAATAACATCCGCTAAGAAGAAACCATTCGTGTAGTCATGATTAGAGGGGTTAAAAACAAATTCCACGTCTGCTACTCCAAGTAAATGCTCAATTACTTCTACATATAAACGCTTTGCTATTAAGAAATTACTGTACCACATTCCGTCAGTATCTTGAGGAGTTCCAGCTGTTGTCATCCTTTTAGGTGTGTCTATATGAAGTATGTCATTTCCTCCGATAAAAACTATTTTATCAATATTAAACCCTGAAGCTTTATTAAGAATGCCTTGAACGCCTTCAATAACTCTAGCTACGGCTATCTGAGAATTGTAATCTTCACCACTTTCAAACGAGGTGCATAGCTTTCCAATATGAATATCGGCAGGGTCTATAACTAAACAATGAGGATCAAGTGATTTTTCCCTTTCTATGTTTTTGTAGGTGGGAGAGTAGGCTTTAAGTTCTGCCAATAGGTCTTTTCTGACCTCACTATAAGATACGGTGTCTTTTTTTACGTGAAGAGAAAAGCTTTTGCCTTTATACCAGTAGTGATTTACATTTTCAAGAGGGATCCCTACTTCGTTACATTCTTCTCGTAGGGCTCTATGTTCTAGAATCAGCTTATATTCATCTTCTTTAAGCCTTATCCTTGGTATAATTACTCCCTCTGTTTCCTTATCCACGATCTAGTGTCTGTATAACGTCTTCTAAACGCTTTATGAGCTTTAAGGATGCTTCTTGTCCCGAAAGATACTCATCGTCCATCAGGGACTCGTATATCTCGTCGGTAAGCATATTCACCTCTAACATTAAATTATTAATATAGATAATTTTAGGGCTAATGAAAGATCTAGCGGGCATTTTATTATGATTTATCCATTGAAGATAAGAATCTTTCGCCTATTTCGCTATCTACTTTCTGTATATTTTTATAAATCTTTTTAGATTTTCGCTTTACTCTCTCTCTATCAGAATCGGTTGATTTAATTCCTAAATTAGTATACATGATGGCGTCAACGCGCAGAAGGTAATCTATTTTGCATTTATTACACCACTTCTTTTCTAGGATTTCGTCTATATGTTCAAACAGGTAGTCCATTTAAAAATTTATTTATTATATTACTAGCAAGGCTCTCAGTCCCTGAAAATTGATTTTGTATTCTATTAAAAAGTTTTTCAAATTTTGAGCCTTTGTGATTTAACTTATCTGCTTCGTCTTGAAGTAGTTCCGTGTTCAAAGTTAGTGAAATTATTTTTTCTTTCAATAAATCGTTTTCTTCTACTAAATCTTCGTATGTCATATAACGCTCAAAAGTTTCGTTATATATATCAACTAAATGTAAAACATAGTTGTATTTTTCTCTAAACCCCTCATCAAAAAGAATCCAGTTTTTTGCATTTGTTATGCCATGAATGACGGTTGCATGATTTCTCCCGGTCTTATTGCCAATAATGTTTAGTTGTTTTTTATAAACCTCTCTCATTATCTTATAAAACACAGCCCTAGCCTCAACATATGGCCTTTCCCTAGTCTTTTGTTTAAGGCTTACTGAAAAGACTTTGTTGATTATTTTTTCTGTGTTATCCCATTCTTTCATCTAAGTAGCTA